ACATGCTTGGTTGAGACACATCGTTGACGATCATTGCTGATCCTCATCTCGTTGTTGTTCATCTACACTTTCCTCCTTCTTTTTCTTGCCAAAGATACGTTCCCATCCTTCAGCAAAAGCATCTTGGTTATCTGCTTTAGATTTAATCAATGCACCAGTTACATCGTTAGTGGAAGTAAACCGCTTAGGTGTATCATTAACAATGGCCATTTACACCTCTTTTTCCACTGTATTATCGCCCTTCTTTGCGTTCTTACGGGCTGGCTTAGGGGTAGGCTCATCTGAGGGTGTTCCAAGCGATTGTAGGGGCTTTTCTGTGGCTTTAACTAGGGAAGCACACAGAGTTGACCCAATCTGTTGTGGAAAGCCGATTGTTTGGTCAACAATCCGATAGCCATCCAGAACAGCCTGTTGTAGTTCTTGGGAGTAGCTGAATAGATCATACGTTAGAATTTGTTTTTCAATTTGCATATTGGCGTCCTTTGCGTGCTGGTTTTGGTTGGTCAATGATTTGACTGAAGTCTACAATCGGGGTTTCTTCAGATCGTTCTGCTTCTTTGTCACCCTTCAGCATTACAGCCTCATATACAAAGCCATTTACGCAAGGGTAGAAATGTGATTCATCAGACAGGCGGAACCCATCCAGAACAGCCTGTTCAATTGCAAAAGCAAAAGCCCCTGCTGAATATTCAGAGATTACTCGTCGTTCCATTGTTCATCCTTATAATTAATTCGTGGGTAGGTTTCAGGGACAGGTAGATTATCTACAAATTCCTGAAATGTAATTTCAAAATCAAAATTTACAGTTTCATCACTGTTATATTTACTCATAGCATTCCTCCAGTTCTTCACGCCATTGACGTTTCTGCTTGTCAATCTGTAATTTCTTTTGACGTGCATCTACATGACGTTTATGCCCAAGAGAAATTAAAGCATCGTTTAAGGATTTATTGCGTGGGGTAATTGTTTTGTTATGCTGCTTCATTTGTTTGTTGCACTCCTTTGTTTCCGTTAATTACAGCTAAAATAGGACTTGTCAGATTTACACGTTCTTCTTCAGCCCAAGATTGTGTGACCATGATTGCATCTAAGTGGCAATCTGTATCAGCAATTGCTTGGTGTATCTTATTTTGTTCGGAAGATTGATTCTTCCAATAACCTTTGAAGTAAATATCCATATATTCCTTTCAATAAATGTTAAGAACATCATATTTCATTGTTTAATTATTGTCAATACACAAATGTATTAAGGCAGATTGACAATTTAATGTTCAATGTTACCATTGAGATGTGTAGCTTAAACAAGAAAAGCTACGTTGTCAACAAGAATTTTAGGAGGCTGGAAATGGCTGACGGTGATATTGTTCCAGCGGGGAAAACCAGTTTTGTCCGTGTTGGAGAGCATGAGCTTGCTGAGACAGGGCGTAAAGTAGCTGCTTTGTCTAATCAAGCATTGGACACATTAGCAGAAGGGTTGAGTAGCCCTGATGAGAAAGTAAGAATGGATTGTGCAAAGACACTAATCAAGTTGAATATTGATATTAGCAAAATTATTAATGAAGATGCACTCAATAGGTTGATTAGTGAGTTTAGGTTTGTTGGTCAAGTTGAGTCTCCAAAGAATATTACTCCTTTGGTTGATTTTAGTAAAATACAAGAAGTGTAATTGTTTAGATTGACAATTAAACATCTCATTGTATTATAAATTTATATCCGACACCAGAGTCAAACAATTAGAGTTTGGTTTTCTCGTAATGATTTAATTTTCCTTGTCTGTCGGTGACATGGAGTGTGGAGAGGGCATTAATTTTGTAATGTCTGCAAGCTAACAGGTTAGAGTGGTTGAGCTTGCTTGGTTATTGGCCCCTTGTTAATGATTTAACAAGGGGCTTTGTTTATGATGCAATGAAAGGTATTAAATGACAGAGCGTAGAGTATATCAGCCTGCAAGTGAACGACAGCGTATGATTTTACAAGACACAACAACAGATGTGATTCTTGTAGGTGGTGGTTGAAAGTCCTGTGCCTCCACGTTAAAAACAGCTTTCTAATTCAGGGAACCTCTCAAGTAGACGATCCTGAGCGAACTTATCTAGTAGATAAAACGTGCAACGATCAGCCGTAAGGCGTAGGGTCAAGTGACTCGAAACGGAAGCAATACTAACACAATTAGTATTAAGATATGATCTGATCTATATGGCGACATATAGCAGCTTGAATAAAGCGGAGGTAGCATAACGAACTACCTTGAACATTTTAGCAATTTAGTTTTGTGTGTTTCGATGAAGCACAGTGGCATTCACAAAAACAAGTAAGTTATCTCGAATCCCGTATTAGGTCAAAAGCAAAAGGCCCACACAGACTTGTCTGCACTTGTAACCCTTTAAGGGACAGTTTTCTGCTGAAGTTTGTAGAACCCTATCTCGATAAGGAAACAGGAATACCTATTAAGGATTTATCCGGTAAGGAAAGATTCTACGCTCAGAAAGATGGTGACTATGTTTTTGGTGACACCGCTGAAGAGATTACAGAAAAATATGGCCCAACAGTAAAACCCCAAACTTACACTTTCATTAGTGCCAGTATATTTGACAACCCTGTGATTATCAAGAGAAATCCTGAATATTTAACTCGATTGGAAAACCTACCTAGAGTTGAGAGGGAACGTTTGTTACTGGGAAGTTGGTACGCAAGAGAGCAGGCTTCTTCATATTTTCAACGCGGTTGGTGTGAAATTGTAGATTTTCCTCCTGTTGACGTTGTGACTAGAGTTAGAGCATGGGATTTAGCAGCTTCAATCCCGTCTGAATCAAATAAAGACCCTGACTACACTGCTGGCGTTAGGATAAGTAGAGACAGATTTGGTACTTACTATATTGAGGATGCTTATAGGTTTAGAAAACTAACAGACGGTGTTCTTAAAGAGATTATTGCAACAGCAAAACGTGATGGTTTAGATGATTGTACTGTTTGCTTGGCTAAAGATACGGGTGCCGGGGGTTCGACTGCCAATATGTTCTTTGTTAGAACATTAGCGGAAAATGGCATTGCCGCCCGTAGTGTAAAAATGTCTGGATGGTCAGGAAAGATTCAACGTTTTCTGCCTTTTGCATCTGTGGCAGAAGCAGGTGCCGTAAAAATAGTCAGGGGTGAGTGGAATGATTGGTATTTGAACGAACTTGAAGCATTTAATGGCGGTAGATCAGGACACGATGATGCCGTTGATGCAACAAGTGACGCCTTCAACATGATAGCCAAATCAATCCAAATCCCAACATTTGTAATTCCAGATTATTCTAAACCAAGTGTTGCCCAACAACTAGCTTAAAATACAATGTGCTATTGACAAACAAAGGTTTTATTGTATCATGTTTTAACAAAGGAGCCTAATTATATGGCAGAAGAATTAAACCAAAAACATCTGCAAGCCGATAATGAGGTTGTAGTGCCAAGAATTAGACTTGGTGAAACAGGCTCATCTGGACTTACAGTAAGCAACAAACAAATCCTAGAAGAAGCCAATCGACTATTTCAATTCCCTCAATTTAACAAAGTCGTTAATGAGATGAAGAATGATGCAACAGTGGCTAGTGCTCTGTTAGCATACAAAACATTAATTGGACGTGTTGATTGGACTGTTGAAGCACCTGTCGGAGCTTCAGATCAAGCAAATGAACGTGCTAAGTTTATCCAATCATGTTTCTTTGATATGGAACATTCTTGGGGTAGCTTCATTACAGAACTATCTAGTTACCTTGAATACGGATTTGCAGTACATGAGAAAGTATATCGTCGTAGACTTAAAGCCAATGGTAGTAAATACAATGATGGATTAGTGGGATTGCGTAAGCTACCTGCCAGAAGTCAGTCTACAATCAGTGGTTGGGTATTCTCAGAAGATGGCAGAGATTTGATTGCTGTAGAACAATCCCTATCAAATGTCAAGAATGCTTACAAGTATAATAAACTTGCAACTGATGTTAGCAAGATTGAGATTCCACGAAACAAGGTGCTACTATTTACTTGTGATAGCACACGAGATAATCCAGAAGGTAGAAGCATTCTAAAAGGTGCTTACACAGCATACAAGAAGCTGGATATGCTTCAGAATCAGATGATGATTGGTATTGCTCGTGACCTTGGTGGGTTGCCAGTATTCAGTCTGCACCCCCGTTATCTTGACCCTAGTGCTTCTCCAGAGGAACAAGCAGTGGCTGCCAGTTTCAAGACCATTGGTGAGAATATCAACAGTGGTGCTCAGTCAGCAATTGTAATGCCATTAATGTATGACCCTGAATCAAAACAACCAATCTTCAAGTTTGAGTTGTTAGAGTCCAAGGGTGGTAAAGCATACGACGTTCCTGCTATCTGTAGAAAGCTACAAGAAGATATTCTCAATGCAATGTTATGTTCACAATTATACCTGACTGGTAATGCTGCTGACAACTATTCTATTGCAGAAGGTAGAACAAACATTATGTCATTGCATTTAAGCTACCGCTTAAAAGAGATTGCTGCAGTCATCAACAATGACCTGATTCCATCCTTATTTGCAATGAATGGGTGGGAACAGTTAGAAATGCCTGCTATCAAGTTCAGTGACTTTGATGAGCAGAACATTGATGACTTTGGAAAATTTCTCCAGCGTACCGCATCAGTTGGTCTTGTTGAGAAATCACGTCCTGTACTAAATCTAATCAATCGCAGAATGGGTGTTCCAGAACGTCCACTTGATGAGCCAATTGATGAAACAATGATGACTGGATACAAATCCAATAGTGGTGAAGGTATGGCTTCTGCCACAGGTGGTTTGAATGGTACATCTAACACCACATCCGAAGATGACAACAGTGTTTCAAACTTAGAAAATGATTAAGGAGCCTTACATGGCAAAGAAACAAAGCCTATTAAGGCTAACCCATTCAGCTTATAACCTTCCACATTTACTTTTACCATCTACGCTAGATAATTTCCTTACTTATCTTGATCGTCGCAATCTAGGGATTCTAGACGACATTGAGGATGATCTGGAAGATAACGAAGAAGATAGTGAATTTCCAGAGATTGAAATGGTTGGTACTCTTGGTTACATTTTTGTAAATGGAGCATTAACTTTTCAACCTGTTGTTGGAGCATGTGGTGAAGTACAAGGCTGTTCATATACAGGTCTACTGGAACAAGTTGAAGATATGGCTGAAGCTGGTGCTAAAACAATCGTAATGGAATTTTCCAGCCCCGGAGGCCAATCTAGCCATATTTGGGAATATGCAAACGAAATTCGTAAAGTGTGTGATGAACACAACATTGAATTGATTGGTTATGTTCAGGAAATGGCTTGTTCAGCAGCATATGCTCTAGCTTGCTTATGTGATGAAGTTGTATCCAACCCCGATGCAATCACTGGAAGTATTGGTTGTGTTGTTGCCCTTACAGATTTCTCTAAGGCAATGGATGATGCAGGTATTAAGCGTATCTACATTACTTCAGGTGATGCCAAAGTTCCATTTGCAGCAGATGGTAGCTTCAAAAAAGAATTCCTAGATAAAATCCAAAAAGATGTGAACAAAGCAAATGAACAGTTTGCCTCTCACGTTAGCAAATATACAGGGTTGTCTGTTGAAACAATCAAATCATTTAATGCAGATACTTTTGACGCAGAAGAAGCATTAGATAGAGGATTGATTAATTCCATTATGACCCAATCAGAGTTTGCAGCTTACGTTGCTGCGAAACATAAAGTAAAACAAACAGGAGCAATGTAAAAACATGCTGGATAAACTAAAGAAACAGCTTGGCATTACAGAGTCAACCAATATTGATATGGTTGAGTTTGATAATGTTAAAGCACAACTAGCTTCTCTGCAAGAACAATTTGCAGCTAAAGAGCTAGAAATGGCTGATGTTGTAGCTAAATTTGATGCAGTTGTAGCTGAAAAGGCTGCAACAGAAGAAGCCCTAGCTACAGCAATTGAACATGCACAACAACTAGAGGCTGCTGCTAAAGACTTAGCGGACAAGCAACTAGCTGACAAACTTGCAAAACGTAAAGAGCTAATTGTTGCCACTGTTGGGGAAACCAAAGCAGATGCAACTTTTGAAGCTGTTAAAGCACTGGATGATGCTGCTTTTGATACTGTTGTATCAGCATTGGCACTATCAGTTGAAAAAGAAGCTAAAAGCGAAATGTTTACTGAAACTGGCATTACCGCTGAAGTGGATGAAACCAAAGTCACTATGACTGCCGAAGAACGTATTCTTCGTGAAAAATACAACATTAAATAATAAAGGAAATTAATTATGGCCGTTATCGCCACTGATTACAACCACTACTCAAATCTAGTTAAGGCTAGTGATAGTGACAATACCACTCTATTTCACGAAGTAGTTACTGTGAATGAAGCTGCACAAAAATCATACGTTGTTGGTACTGCGCTAGGCAAAGTTACTGCAACTGGTAAATACAAAATCTCCGTACAGAATGCTGTCGATGGTAGCCAAAACGTCGTTGCCCTAGTAGTTGGTGATAGTTTTGGTACTGCAGCGCCTTTCACTGTAGCTGCAACTACTGATACCAAAGTTCTAGTTCTAGCTCGTGGTAAAGTTGTCGTAAACAAATCTGCTATTGCTTTCGACGCATCTTATGACCTAGACGCTGAGAAACAAGCTGCTTATGACAGTCTAAAGGCTGTTGGTATTCTTGCTGAAACTCAAGTCTAATCAATAATAACAATAAGGAAATAAATAATGCTAGTTCGTAGCTTTGGTAACAACTTTCAAGTTCAGGATTGGACTGAAGAACTTAATGTAATCCCAAACACTTATGGTACTATTGGTGAACTTGGTCTTTTCCAAGACGAGCCAGTAGCTGCCAGTTCAGTGACTTTTGAAGAAATCATTGAAGATGGTGCTCTAGTGGTTGACCGTGTACGCGGCGACCGCGCAAGTGTTGGTAAGGATTATACCCGTAAACTACACACCTTTGCAATCCCACACTTTAACCAACAAGACGCTATCTATCCTAAAGACCTAGTGGGTGTGCGTGCTTACGGCATTGCAAGCAAAGCTGAACAACTTGCCGCTGTACGCGCCCGTAAGATGGAACGTATTGCACGCAACTGGGCATTTACCCATGAAGCAGCTCGTTGTCAAGTAATTACCGCTGGCACTGTATATGCACCAAACGGTACAGTGGTGCAGTCATGGGATTCAGAATTTGGATGGTCGCGTACTGCAACTGACTTCTTATTTGGCACTGGTACTACTGAAATCCTAGCTAAGATTGAAGAATGCATTGCTTCAATCCAAGATAATGCTGGTAATGGCCAGATCATCAGTGGTGTTGTGGCTCTTTGCTCTCCAACTTGGTTTGCAAAACTAATTTCACACCCTACTGTTAAATCAGCTTATCAGTATTACTCAAGCACCCAAGAGCCTCTACGTCAGCGTCTAGCTGCTGGTGGTAGCTCTGCACCAGTACGTCGTGAGTTCTTCTACGGTGGTGTTCGATTTATCGAGATGCGTGATAGTATTAACGGTACACAAATGATTCCAGCAGGCGATGCCTATTTCGTTGGTCAAGGTACTGACGCATTCAAGGCTTACTTTGCTCCGGCGGAAAAATTTGGCCTCGTCAACACCCTGGGTGAGAAAGTATACTACTTTGAGAAAGAATCACCAGATGGTGATAAGTATGAAATCTCAACTGAGTCTAACTTTGCTATGGCTTGCCTACGCCCCGGCCTAATCAAGCGTGCCACAAGCAGCAACTAATCTGGGTATAATGTGAACATTTGGTTTACATAAACACAGCCCTCCCTTCGTGGAGGGCTTATTCACGTTAGCATTACTATTGTAGTAGTGTCAACACGAATAAGGAGTAATTAAATTGGCAACAATTGATCCAACAACAAATATTGGTAAGCTACGATTACGTCTTGCAGATTGGCGTGATGTACAGTGGCTACCTGACAGTGTATACCAACAAACACTGGACGATAACAACAATAATTTAACAGCTTGTACTCGTATCTTATCACAATACATCTTAGCTATTTTAACACAAAGCACAAGAACCAAGATGGGCATCTTGGAGAGCTATGACAACCAAGCATTTGAACAATACAGACAGTTTATTATTGATACAGTATCGAATCCAGCAATCATGAATCTCAACCCTGTAGCATTACAAGGTGGTGATACAACTCAGCCAAACCCATTGATTGATTTCCAATCATTATGGAATGCTGGATATGTGCAAGGTACAGTGAATCAAGATATGCAAGAATATGCAGAACATCCTGTAGAAAGCTATTGATATGCAGAATCCATTCATGGACAAGTTCATGCGGGTTGTAAAGAAAGAAATGGATAGATACGGATGTGATGTAACAATCATCAGAGATATATCTTCTGAATCTGACTACGATCCTGTCACTAGCACAACCCCACAGATCATTAAAGAATATCCTTGTAGGGGAATACTATTTGACCTTACATTACAAAGTAATGGTGATGGTTATAAACACAATACGTTAATCTCCCAAGGTGATAAGCAATTATTTATTCAGCCTCCAGAAGATGATGGTTGGTATCAAGATGATGAAGTAACAACAATTATCCCTAATAAAGATAGTATTAGAATTGGTGATAAGTTGTATAAAGTAATTATGTTTAAGCAAGTTAATCCATCAACACAAGATAGTGTGTTGTTTGAATGTTATGTGAGGGAATAATGCCAGCAAACATTAAAATTCGCCCAGATGGATTGTATGAGATCAGCCACGCCCCCGAAGCAATCCTTGATTATGCTTTCAATTGGACTGAATGGTTACAACAAGGGGAAACAATCTCTACATCAACATGGGTTATTTCCCCAACTTTAGTATTAAATAATCAACAGAATGTTTCAGGACTAACTTCTGTGTTTGTAAATGGTGGCGACTTAAACAAAGTGTACTATTTGACAAACACAATTACCACCAGTACAGGCCGTTCTGATAGTAGAACAATTGTATTGAGTTGCCAGAACAAGGGTTACCGTTAGTGCCATTACACCCAATCATGGTGTTATTGACAATCAAGATTCTTACCGTATAATACTTTAATAAGAAAGAGATTATGGCAGCAAGTAAACTTTCATTCTCTGATAAAATAAAGAAATCCATTAAGAATACAAAGAATCAAATTGATTGGGGAATTACAAATCTTTCTCATGATCTGTTCCACTTGATTGTTGATAAAACACCAGTTGGTAGGGAACTAGATGGAGACGATTCTCCGGGTATGTTAGTGAATAACTGGCAACCTGCAATTGGAAGAATTGAATTGAAACTACAACAACGTCCGGGGCCAAACAAACAAGGTGCTCGTAGACGTATTGACGGAGTTATTCAACGTGGTAATTTCATGAAGGATAATTTTGTAACATTCAGTAATTCTACAGAGTATGCTTGGCGGGCTGAATATGGTGGATGGGAAGAACCTCGTTGGAAAGGTAGCCCACCATATTACATGATTCGTGATAGCTTAATAGAGATTAGTTCCAAGTACAAATAACATCTAATGGAGCAACATATGTCTGTTAGATCAGACCTAGAATCAAGACTAAAAACATGGGCTGACTCACAGAACCCTCCAATTAAAATTGCTTGGGAAGGTCGCTCATTTACAAAACCTACAGATGGAAGTTCATGGTTACAACCATTTGTTCTACCATCATATTCAAAGAATGCAACAGTGGATGGTATCCGTTACCGTGAACAAGGATATTGGCAAATCAATATCTGGAGTATTGATGGTAAAGGTACTGGTAATCAAGAATCTATTGCACAACAGTTAATCAACTTATTCCCTGTTATCCCTAAGTTTAGTGATACCAGTATAGAACGAGTTGGTAGTATGAGTCAAGGCCCAGATAATGCAGGATATAGAGTCCTAGCTATCTCATGGCCCTATAGACGTGAAACACAAACACAATAAACAAGGATTATAAATGGCAAATATTGCTCAAACATCTCTACGCGGTAATGGCCCTGTTACTGTTACCACTACTGCTTCAACTGCTTCTGATACTCTGGTATATGTAGCTAACACTATGCAAGTGTTGGAAATTCGTAACACCACAGCAGGCAGTCTTGACGTGACAATTGATGGTAGCGGTGCAACTACTATTTCCCCACCGGGTTATGGTGGCACTATCAACATTGCAACTGGTAAAGTTATCTCTGTTGCTGCCAATGCAACTGTTCTAGTAAACCTAGATTCAATCGGTGCTTTCTTACAGGGTACTATTGCTATCACAAACACTGGTTCTGCTGGTCAACTCGTATTTGCCCTATACGGCATTTAATAAGAACAAATAAGGAATAATAATGGCTTCAATGACTTCTGCTGGTAGCTCAATTGCTATCGGTCTAGCCCCTGCAACAAATACCTTAGCTGGCCTACAGGCTGTTTCATACTCACCAATTGGTGAAGTAACTAACATTGGTAGCTTCGGTAAGAAATTCAACACTGTTACCCACAACCCACTAGCTAATCGTCAAACTATTAAGCGTAAGGGTAGTTATGATAACGGTACTATTAACCTAGAAGCAGCATATGACAACACTGATGCTGGTCAGATTCTACTACGCACTGCTTCTGACAGTGATGATAGCTACAGTATCCGTGTAGTTCTTCAAGATAATACCACTTTCTATTTCACTGCGCAAGTGTTCAGCTTTGACATTAACGTTGGTGGTGTTGATGATATCACATCAATCGCCTGTGACCTAGAAATTGATGGCACAATTTTTGAAGCGTAATTAATAAAGGGGCTTCGGCCCCTTCTCCCTTACCCAAACACCGACAAAACATAAAGGAACAAATATCATGGCTTTTAATCTAAACAAACTAGCAACTAAAGATGTATCAACTGTTGAAATCCTAGACCCTACTACTGAACTACCTCTACTGGATGAAAAGGGTAATGCTGTAACAGTTGACCTATTTGGCCCCGGCTCAACACAATATCGAAATGCTGTGAATGCTTTACAGAATCGTGCTATGAAGCGCGGTAAGAAACAAATGTCTCCAGAGTTGCTACGTTCAGAATCTGTTGAACTACTATCCTCAGCTATTGCGGGTAGTTCAGGCAATATCGAATACAATGGCGAGATTGTAAAAACTAAAGATCAGTGGGTTGAGCTACTAAGTGACAGCAACCTAGATTGGCTACGTAATCAAATTGCTGAAGCTCAAGGTGAGCTAGAGAATTTTTTACCGAAGTAACTCCCAATCTCATCTTGCATGTAAGGCAATTAGCATGGTTATCTAGTTGCCCTACAGACACAAGTAAAAAAGAAAATAAAGACAAGCGTAGTAGGTTTATAAGGTTTAATGAATCTGATCCTGATTGTCTGGAGCTAAAACTTCCTGATGTGGATGGTGTCGATTATCTTGTGAATCTACTACATGAAGCTGGCCCTGTTGGAAGCAACGGCTATGGAATCGAAGGGCTTAGATGGTCTGAGATTTATAGCTGGCTTGCTACAACAGGGCTTTTTCTTGAGCCTTGGGAGAGCATACTAATCAAGAAAATGTCTGATGCGTATGCTGCTGAATTCAACAGGTCAAATGGTAAAGAATGTGCTCCACCATATAGAGATAAAAAACTTGTATCACAAGATAAGTTAAATACTGCGTTTGAGATGGTGTTTAGAACAAGGTATGAAGAACAAGAGAAGTCAAAAGGTAAACTAAAAGGTAAATAATATGGCAATGGACGTATCTACACTTGTAGTCAAAGTAGAGTCAAAAGGAATTGATAACACAACCAAGTCATTAGACAATCTTACAAAGAGTGCTGAGACTGCCGAGAAATACGTCCAAAACCTTATGGATCGTATGGGGAAGTCATCACAGGCAGTTAATGCTGTTGTATCAAGCATGAATCAATTACGTGCTGCCATGAATGGAGCAATCCCTACAAATACAATATCAGCAGCTACAACAGAATTTAAGAAAATGTCTGATGAGTTGCGTAAGATTACTGATGCAATGGGCAAGGGTGTTGGTAAAGGTGTTACTGTAAACATTCATGAGATTGGCACATCCAGTAAAGAAGCTGTAAAAGGTGTTGAGAGTCTAAATCAGTCATTGGCTAAAGGACAGAATGTATTTCAGGCTTTTGGTAAAGAGCTTTATCATATTCGTAATTTGCTCGGTGGTACAATGCTTGCACATGCGATGATAGAAGCAGCGAAAGCGGCTATTACTTTGGCAGATGCTTGGACTCTCGCCAATGCAAAATTAGCAATCTTTGTAGGTAGTACAACGATGGCTGCACACACCCAAGAGAGATTGTTTGTTGTTGCTCAAGACTTGCGTGTACCGATGGAAAGTGTGACAACCTTGTTTACTCGTCTGGTGCCTGCGATGAAGGAATACGGGTATAATACAGAATCTGCAATACAAGTTACCCGTTCAATGGCAGCAGCATTACAGATCAGTGGTGCAACTACTGCCGAGATTTCTTCTGTAATGCTTCAGTTCTCACAAGCAATGGCAGCAGGTAGGTTAAATGGTGCTGAATTCAACGCAGTTGCTGAAGGTGCTCCAATTGTATTGAGAGCATTGTCTGATGCACTTGGAGTATCT